TTGCCGTTTTGTAAGCTTTGCACTTCTGTTGCTGTTGCTGTTGCTTGTGGAGCACCTTGAGCACTTAAAGCGTTAGTGAGTCCTTGCCCTGGTACTCTTGTCGCGCTTAAAATCTCACCAGATGGTACAGTACCAGCTGCATTAGTTGCGCTTCCTGCTCCTGTAACCGCTGTATTTGTTGCCGCTTCTTTGCCAGGATTCATCCATTGGTCAAATTTATTCATCCCGTACCGAGCACCGACCAAGCCGCCAACCATACCGCCGACTTGCGCTAGTCCTTGCCCTTGCGCTGCCTTGGCTTCTTGCTTTTTTATATCTTCAGGAGATTGCAAGCCGTTCGGATATGCAATTTTAAACGCTTGGTCTCGCGGCATACCTTGTGCTACGAGTTCCTGATATTTCATTGATTGTGCCCAGGTCATATCCAAGTCCCAAAAACAGCTCGACCAGTTCGAGCAAATAAAAGATTATCCCTATTGAGTCCAGCAACCAGAATTTTACCAGGATTTGCACGAGTAAAATCCTCGTTTAATTGCGTTTCAAATCGTGGAGTAACAGGTATCCCGTGAAGTTCTGCGAATCGCTCGAGTACGCCTTGTTCTAATGTTTTCTCGTTTAAAACAGTGACGTCAGTATCCGCTAGAAAATCCTCATACGCGCCGTTGTAGTATGCCCAGGTCACCCCTCCGTCAGAAACGCTTCCAGAGGTATGAGTTGGCGCGGTTGCTCCTGTGGTGCCTCCAGAAACAGTGAAATAATAATTACCATCATAAAAAGTGTAAGTATTAGCCGCATAAACCACTCCCGTTGCCCATTCTTTAGGCCGTACGCTTCGTGCTGCGATGTACTCAAAAATTATAATGTCGCCCGACTCTGTTGGTGTTGGAGAAATAAGCAGTTGATTGCTTGAAATTCCTCGAATTTGATAACGCTGATAAATAGTCGGATTTAGTCCAAATCCTTGTATTTCTGCGTATTCTTGTTCGGACATTGGCCCCAGTACGCGCCACCGCGTTGATTGGTTCCAAAAAGAGTCATATTGCTGAAAAGAAAAGGCAGCGGGTAGAGCATATGAGGCTTGCCCTGCGACTAGGGTAATCGATCCCGCTGCGAAAAATTTAGGCCAGGGAAATGCATCGGACATTTCACGGCTTACGCGATTTGTCATCGCATAAAGTTGTTTAGTAGTCGTCTCACTTGAGCCGACTATTACCGAATCAACAGTGTACCCTGCCTCATTCGCGACGTTTTGTATTACGCTTGCTAATGTCATCGCCTGTTAGCCTTGTTCCTTCGTTTGCTTCAATTCGTTGTAAAAGTAACTCGACTTGCTCTTCAAGCTTGTCAGCTCTTTTTGTTGCTCTTTCGAGTTGCTCTTTTAGATTCATCACGTCCGTCTGAGTGGAGCCTGCAGCGCCGAGCCATTCTTTCGCTTTTTTTACATAAGACCAGTTTGGGCCAAGCTTTGCTCTGAGAGAGTCGTTTGCTTCTGATAGTTGCTCGACTGTTCGAAATCCTAAATAGTTTAGTTCTCTTGTAACTGCGCCAGGAATTACTGCCCATTGCGTAAGCGGCGTTCCAGCTCCTTCATATGGTGTATGGCCAGCCATAAAAGCAGCATACATTTCAGGAAATTCTTTTTTATCTTGCTCTTCAATTCTTCGGACCGTCTCGTCCATTCCAGGCCATTGAATAGAAATAGATGGAACGTCTCGAAATACCGCGCGCCCTTGTTTTTCGGATTCGTTGCGGTCTTCTATTTCAAGCATGAACATTTTTACATTCGCGCCTGCAAATCTTTTCTTAGGTCCCGTTCCATTTTGTAAACTATTCCAGTCTATTTGTGCCATCTTTTCCCCTATGTATATATGAGCAGTTATTTGCTCATATATACATTATAGCCTATTGACAAAATTGCCAATAGTAGATTATGCCTCGATTACATCGCCACGAGCGATTAAAACTTCTTTAGCAGGTACTAGGATTTCTTCTAGTCTGCCTCTTATAGCCTGTACTGCAGAAATATAGTTTACAACATATTGCGGAATAAGCTTTTGAGCGTCTTCTAGTTCTTGTGCTGTAAGTGGTTGAATATCCATTTATCCTCCTAATTAAACTGTAAGTGTGTAGCCACCGATTGTTACTTTTGAGCTTCTTGCGTTAGAAAGGTTCAAAGTAAAAGTGCCGTTTGCTCCCGTTCTTCTTGGTTGTTGAAAAACCGTGTGTACAGTGTTTTGACTGCTAACAGTAGCACTTGCAAAAACAGTCGTACCGTCAGAAAGGGTCATGTGGTTATGCCCTCCGCCGTCTTGGTTTTCCCAAGTAATTTCTGTAACGTACCAACGAACACCTGCACCAAAAGCAGAACCAAGAGTATTGTTTCCAAGAGTTGAAACAACCGCAGAGACAAAAAAGGTTCCTTCTTGTGGGCCAACACCAAAGGTTACATATTGACGGCCGTATAAATCACAAGCACCAGGCTGTGCACCACCATCAGAACCAACGCTTCTGGCAGTTTGTGTTTTATCGTTTCGGTTTACGCCGTAAGTTGCGACACCTGCTTGACCTGTAGTGAGTCCCCAATAAAGAGATTTTACTGCGCTTGCGTTAGTATCACCACCCGCTACGTTTGTAATACCGAGCGCTACTTTGACAGCCCCGTATGGGTCTGTTGCTATTGGTGAGTAGTCATTGTTTGCAGAGGTAAGAACTGTTGTCGTGTCGTTTCTAACGCCAAGCAAGAACATCCCTCTATCTGCGCCAGTGTGTGCAGTATCCTCAACATAAGTACCAGCAATGAACGCCTTACCTTGTTGGTCGACAGCAATTTTGGAATCCGCACCGTTTGCAGGCGCTAGGTTTGTCGATGCTGCGTCGTTTCTTACTGCAGCAGCAGAACCAGAGCCGCCAGCACCAGAAACTAATAGTTTTCCAGTTGAGTCAACTGCAACCGCTGGAGTCGTTAGACCTTCTGCCGTTAGTAATACTGTCCCGCTCTCGTTACGAATTCCTTTCATGTTATGCCTCTTTTGCTACTGTGTATGCACCGAAATCGGTAGCTGATAAACGCACGATGATATTCCCAGCCGCTGCTGCAATTGTAACAGCTGCGCCAAGAGTGCCGCCGTTAATTGCAACGCTTGCAGATGGTGGAAATAGGTTTAGTGCGTTAGCACCGTTATTTTGAACAAATCCAATTTGTCCAACAGGCCAAGACGCTGAAAGCTTAACGCCTGTGCTTGCTGCCGCTGTAGAAACAACGTTGACAAAAGAAGTTAGTTGAAGAGCGTCAGCAATAGTTGTGCCTGCTGCTGTAAGCGCTGTTGATACTGATCGAGTTGGCGCACTGGAAACTGTATCGTTTGATACAATACCAGCAAGCTGATCAGGCATCCCAAGACCCATTAAATCCTCAAGAAATGGCATGATATATCCTTTACAAAAAAGGGGGGTTTTTGCCCCCCTTGATTAATTACTTAACGGTCAAGAAGTTAGATGAGTAAAGCGCAACCGCACTTCCTGATCCTGAATCGGTTGTAAGACCGACAACGTTCTTAATAAGTGTAGTAGCCGCATCATCCGCAACGCCAGCAACCCCAGTTGTATAAAGAGCCGCATTTGCTGCATAAGATGCCGCAACTTTACCCTTAATAACACCGTTACCACCGCCAGCTGCACCACCGATCCAAGCAAATCCAAATTCATTTGCTGAGAGTGCTACTTGAACAACACCAACAGAGCCTTCAGCAGCTCCGCCAGTGAGTAGCATTGTCGCGTTACCGTTTTCATCAATACCTACCCAAGCATATTGGTCAATAGCCGCTGTTGCTTTGATATAAATAAAGCTTCCGAGTCTGTTCGATGCAACATCACCGAGCTTGAACTCGACGACTGCAGGGTCAAGACCGAAATCCTTCTTGTAGTTAACTCCAAAACTTCCTACTTGTGACATATTATTTTCCTTTGTCTAAATTAAGTAATTATGCGCCAATGTAAACTTGAAGTGCAGGAGCTGAACAACAGAGATTTCCTTCAGTGATAATCACTGTGAAAAAAGCATCTTGGTCAACAGGTCGAGCCATTTCAGGAGCGAGAGGTTTAAAGTCTGCGCCGCGAACCATATCAAACGTCCAATATTTGCTATTGAGAAGTCTGATTGAGTTTGTTTCAAGTACTTGGCCACCGATACCGCCGTCAAATACGAAATCAACGCCGTCATAGTTCAATACGCGGAAACCTGCGCTTGCTTTTTTGGTTGGGAGTTGAATACGCTGAATTGCGGTTAGTGAGCTGTGAAGCAATTTCCATGCAGTACGGTCAGCCATTCCAAGGTCAGGGGCATCAGTTCCACGGGTTGCTTGAGAAATCGCATCAGTGATTTGCTCTTGGATGTTTGCAGCCGTTAGCGTAACGCCAGTGATTGCAATGTTTTGCGCCCATGAGTTACCAGAACGAGTGATTTTACCGTAAGTACCAGCAGTTGGTGAGCTTGAAACAGCTTTTTTAAGGCCATCAAATTCAAGACCGCCAGAACCAGTGCCGTCACCCTTGACTGAAGTATCAACAGTGTTTTTCAAACGAGAAACTGCAGCTTTCATCTTGCTTTCAACGAGGTCGAGGAGTTGTTCTTCGTCTCGGTTAGCACGACGATCACGTCCAGAGATTGAAACAGGCTCATAGACTTGCTTAATAGCAAATTGGAAAGCTGTAAGGTCATCAATCGAATCAAGGTTAAAAGATGAGTAACCAGCGTAAAAACCGCCGACTGCATCTTTGTTGTACATAACAGGTTTACGAAGCTCATACCCGCCAGAAATGCGGCGAACGTAGCCTTGATCCATTAGTACTGAGAGAAAAGGGTTATTGTTAAGCACTTCGTCTGCGATGTCTTCTGATTGCTCAAAAAGGGTCGCGACGACTGCTTCTTCTAAAGTTGCCATTTTGTAGAATCCTCTAAAAAGTTAAATTTTTAGCGATATTCTACGGCTTATATCAGGCTGCGCCGTTTAACTTCAGACGTAAAATATCGCGTGTTGTTCCGTGTATTTTGGGAGAGCCAGAACCAGGGCTGCCAGTTATTGAGCGCCGAGCCATTTTTGCTTTTTGAGCGACTGCGGCTTTTTGTTCTATCCTTGGCTTTGCGTTCAGTTTTGAAACTAGATCGGAAAAAGCTGGATTTCCTGCAATAACCATTTGATAAGCTTTCTCAAGGATTTCCTGAGCTGGAGCCTGTGGACTATTGCTTTTTAAGGCGGCGACTATTGGTGCCATTTCGGCCTCAACTTGTGAAGCTGTACCAGGGTCACGGAATAGCGGCTTGTCCTTCACAAACGATTGTACGGCGTCGTAGTTAGCTGATACAAGATGTTCCTGCTCTTTTTTTTGAAAATATTCGTCTATTTTTGATTGTGCCTGTTGTTGCGCCAGTGCTTCAGCTTCTTGGCGAGTCAAGTACTCAGGCTGCTTTGGTTGGTAATTATGCTGCAGCAAGTCTTGCGGATGAATCCCGTAGACAGACAGATATTCCCAAGCGGCCTGCATTGGGTCGTCTCTGAAAGCTTTATCCCATTCCAGAGCGTTCGACAAAACTTCCTTTTCCGTCATGCCCTCAAAAGTCTCTTTGTATGGCTCAAAAGTTTGCCTAATCTCATTTACATAATTTTGGTGATTTTGAAGCTCTTGATATTGCCGTGATACCTCAGCGCGCATATCGTACGCCCTGCGAGACAAGTACTGTTGTAAAACAGGGTTTTTGGCGAAAGCTTCGCGCTCCGCCTTGTTCATATCAGCGGGTGCAACAATTGGTTGAATCGCTTCAGCTTGCGTCTCTTCAGTTACTTGCTCAGGCTCCTCAGCGACAGGCTCATTTTTGTTTAGTGCCTGTTTTAAAGATTCGCGCAGGGTTGCAGGCTTTTCTTGCGGCTCTTCTTGTTGCTGAGGTACCTCTATTGGCTGCTCTTCTTGTGTCTCGACTTGTGTTTCTTCGATATTATCCATGATTTAACTTGTACCTAAATTTTTCTGATAAATTCCTCAAAACCTGTTGTGAGCGCTCTTCCCTAATTTTTTCGGGTTTATAACCTTTATCATAAGAATTGCCGATTTCCTCAGCGCCTGCTTCTTTGTATCGCTGTCGAAGCTTTGATTTACTTGTAAAAACCTCAGAAGGATTTAGTGGGTTTCTTGTCGGTGGCATTTCATCATTAATGATATTTCGTACTTTCATATCATCAAAAAGCTCATCGGATAGTCCGACTTTTTCACCAAGTGTGCCAAATCTTGAAGGCCAAGTTTTATCAGTCATCTAAAGCCAAAATAGTCAAAATCAATTTAATTCG